GCTGCCGGAATAGGTGGTGGCCGTCAACACACAGTCCCCGGCTACCGCATCGGTGATTTCCTCCGCCAAGGACAGGGGCGGCGTCCATGTCACCCTTGTCTCCCCGGTTTTCCCGCACACCGCGCCATGGGCGCTGCCTATCTGATAGTTGATCTTGTGAGTAAAACCCGCATCCGCCCGCTCCACGGTAATGCTTCCCGTCTGCCCCAGGGTCATGGCCCCGGCCTGGAGGCCGGATGCCCGCGGGATCACCGGCAGCGCCACGGTTTGGGCGACCGACAGCGACGCCGGCGTCCATTGGGAGGTAAAGCCGCTGTACCACGCTGCGGACAAGGCCGCGCTGCCGCTGCCGTCGGAGCGGTGATTCACTGTCACCGAGCCGCTGCCCAGCTTATACCATCCCTTGCTCTCATACCGATACGGCTGATACACGGTTTTCCCCTGCAAAACATACCGGCAGCTGTTGGCCGCCTGGTTGTACGACTCCCCGGTCCCATCGTAGATGTACAGCGTCAGCGCCAGTGCAGACCGGTTATTGGCCGCATCCTGGCTGACGGTATAGTCCAGCCGCAGCTGCCACCCGGTGGCCGATACCGGCCCGTAAATGCTCGCCATCTTACCCTCCGATCCACCGGAAGGCCAGTCCCGAGGCGGTGGTGATCTGCCACTGGCCCAGGGTCACGCCCTCCAGTACCGTGATGTTGGTGATGTACAGCCGGTTGTTGGACACATACGCCACCTCGTTGGCATCCTGCCAGAAGGACAGACGCTGGGCGGTGAAGGTGGCCCGGAAGTTGTTCTGGTCCACTACCGTTTCCCCGACCACGTCCATCACCGTCAGCCCCTGGCCAACGGCCACTCCGTAAATGGGAATGGAGCCGTTATAGCCCACGATGCCGGTGCGGATATAGCCCTCCGTCTCCGTCTTATACTGTCCAAAGGCGGCGCTGACGGCGTCGGTGTTGGCCTGCAGATCCGAGCAGAAGCTGTAATACTGGGTCAGCGCCTCCGGATTTGCCTCCAGATACGCGCTCAGCCGCTCCACATACGTTCCGAAATCCGACACTGCCACATATTCGCCCTCCAGCCGGGCAGACAGCTGCTCCATCTGCCGCTTCACCAGCCGGGCAGTTTTGACGATCAGGGATTTCAGCTCCTGATAGCCCGTGCTCTCCTTCCGGCCCGTCCCCTGATGAGTCGACGTTCCGCCGCCGGACGCCGCCCCGGTGCCGCCGGATTCCAGCTGCCCCAGGGCAAGATTCAGCTGCTGTGCCATCTGGAACAGATACGCATATTGGGCCACGGCCATCTGCTGGGGACTGCCGTTGGGCGCGGGAGGCATAGAAAGCGTCACGGCCCGTCACTTCCCTTCTCATACACCGCCGACAGGCTGTAGATCCGGCAGCCCCCCTGGCCGGTAAGCCGCAGCCGCAGCTGACGGCACCGCCTGGGCCGCACATGCATGGTGCACGCCCGCAGCCGCCCCACGCCGCAGAGACTTCCGGCAGGCTGCCAGCTGCCGCCTTCGTCATAGCTGACCCAAGCCCGGACAGTGCTGTCCGCCTCCGGCAAAAGCCGCAGGCTCAGCCGCACCAGATACCGGCTCTCCGGCGCATCCAATCCCAGTTCCCCGGTTTCCGCCAGCCACTGCACCGGCCCCTCCCGGTTCTCGCCGGAGCCCTTCATAGCCAGCAGCTGCCCCGCCGCCGTCAGGCAGTACAGGTCGCCGCCCCAGGGCGCAAAGCCCACAGCCTCCACGCCGTCCTCCCGATACCAAAGACCCTGCCGGGTGTCCAGCACCAGCAGGTGCCACGCGCCGTTTTCATCGGCAGCTGAGAGATAATAGGACCCGTCCAGAGCCCCCGCCACGGCGTTGTGATACCGCATCTCTCCCAGCGCCTGAGATACATGCACCGGCATGCTGCCGTCAAACACGCACACGCCGCCCTGGCTGTGGTAATACAGCTTTCCGTCCACCACCCGCAGGCTGCCGCTGCTGCCGGACTTCACCCCGGCGCACTGCACCGTCACGATCTGATGGGCGCCGCTGGCGCTGGGATATACCCGTTCCATGCAGTTTTCCTTGAAAAACAACGGATTTCCCAGATAATCCGCCGCTCCGGTGAAGGCCCCGTCGGAGCCGCGGGATGCGGCATAGCTGTCGGTGGACAGCCCCGCATAGCAGTTCCAGTTTTTGAAGTCCCCCAGCTTGCTGGCATAGATGGCATTCACCGCCTGCCCGTTTACGATACCGTATTTGCACCCCCACAGCCGGTTGCCGCTCTCCACTACATAATCCATATCCGGCACGGACCGTTCCACCGTCACCGGGTCCGACTGGGACGACAGACTCCGGGGCAGAGCCGTCACCACCACATAATCGTCCTCCACAGACCGCAGTGGAAAGCTGCCGTTGAGAGCCGTCTCCCGGCACCCGCTGACGGCGACGCCGTCTCCGGCGGTAAAGCCAATGCCGATGCCCGTCGCATTCATGCGCACGCACACATCGTCCACCGCCGTCCAGCCGTCCTCGCCGTACTTCCGCAGGGCAGTCTCATCGCCGCCGGTATCCAGCCACAGGCTGCCGGCCTCCGGCTCCTCCGGGGCCTCGTCCGCCGCCAGATGCCCGCTGTATACCGTGCCGTCGGGCCGGCACAGGGCGAAGGATACCTCCCCTTCCGTGACACGCTTATTTTCCAGACTGCCGAAATCCGTCAGGTCCTTGGTATTGATGTATGCCTTATCCGGCCAGATCAGCAGCCATGCGCCCATGCTGATCAGCTGCTTCCTCCCCTCCGACAGCACCAGCCCCGCGGCGCTACCGTTTATATACAGGGTATGCCCGTCTACCCAGATAAGGCCCTCCTTGACGGTAAGTCCGCCGGGACTGACGGCGCTTCCGGCCACGCCCCGCGGGCGGCGCACCGTCAGGGTGGGATACCCGTCGGCGCACAGGTTCTCCATCTCCCGGAAGCTGCCCTCCTGCCCCCGGGGCCGTCGGTCCAGTCCCAGAAACCGGCTCACCGTCACCCGGCTCTGCCGTGGGGTGCTCAGCTGCGGAAAATACATGCTCCTCCCTCCTTCAGCACAGGCGCAGGGCCTGGACCTGCCGCCGGGGCAGATGCTCCCTGCACCAATAGTCCCGCAGGGTCATCAGCCCGTTGTTCCACAGAGCCATGGCGTTGTTATACCGCTCCAGCTCCCCGTTGGCATAGTGGATCTGGGCCTCCACATAGTGGCGGTACAGCCCGTCATAGGGCGCCGGCGCCAGCAGCTCCGCCGCGTCTGTCAGCTCCCCGGGCAGCACTGCACCCTGGCCGCCCTCATGAACCCGGACTACCTCCTCCAGCA